GAACGAACACTATATGCCCTCTTCAGGAAAGTTGAAGCATTAAATGAAGTCCGTTGCACTACGGTCATCTTGTAGCCAGCATCAAATGCAGCCTTTTCGATGACCTCACAACTCAGTTTAAAGTCTTGAGTGTGAGTCATGTTGTCAACCAGTTTTGACCCAGTACCAATATTCGCACAATCATTCTGGATTGAGGTAAATTTATGGCCTGAATACAAAAACCCATCTTCTGGTTGTAATTCAACATATTCCGCAGGATTGCCAGCTCTACGAGCATCAGGATTATGAATGACGGTCGTTCTTCCGAGCAAACGCATCATTTTCAAACACTGATTACCACAATAACTACGATTACATATGTGGTATACTGCTACAAACATGGCAAAACCGTTTGTAGAGTTACAAGAACTAAAGTCTGTTTCAAAAATATAGACTTCACCCTCGAGATTAGCGATGATATATCCATCATCACTGAAATATATCCACGCAATCGTATTGCGTGGAAGGTTCTTAGCCTCCAAATACATTGCATCTGAGTCAAACGCTGATTGCGTGTCTCTATACAAAAATTTAAAAGTTACGAAGATCCCATTTATACTTCTCTCGACACTAACATCCTGGCGCTTTAGTAGGAAGCTGATCCATTGAGCTATACAGTAATCAGCCAATGCTAATTCTCCTGCTGTGGCGTACAAACGGCCAGCTTTAGGCAGACCATCTTCACCAACTTTAGCCAACTCATACTTAAACTTTGATTCAAAGTTACCAGTACCAGCCACTACCTTAACAAGTGCGTCATCCATCTCAACATATCTTTGGTACAAACATCTTTTAGGATGGGGTAATTTAACCACCATCTTAATTAAATCACTATAGTCATAAAGCCCATACATCGGAGTGTAAACTTTATAAATGATAAAATTCCAACAACCTCTAAAGAAGTCATTGGCCATGTAAGTAAGAAAGAGTAACCAAAGCAAAAACCAAAACCACTCCGACAAAATACTGTCGATTAGAGTGAAAAAAGTTTTGCTACCATATGGGTCTATGTAATAACGATTACCCATCCTGGTGGTCACTGTATGAGCTGCAAAACGCGCTCCAAGCACTCGAGAGACCTCCGCAATTGCAGATGGAGGAAAACCATTTAAAAGGCACATCTGCCTAGTTCTCCGCTGTTTTTCTTCACCAGGATACACTGCTTTAAAATAACGTGCAAGTGCATCACACATATTTCGACCACTATTACACAAAACGACGAACCGATTCTGTGGAGTAAACGAAAAATACTGAGTCATCCCTCGATGATCATCAGGTGGTGGGCAAACAGTCTCAAATGAAATGGAATTAACACACATAATGCAATTTTCATCCCACTTAAGATCCAAATCAAAACCTTTAGACTTAACAATGGTCCATGCACCATTGTAAGCATATCCAAAAGGCCTCTCTCCCTGTGTTGTCTTCCTTGTGATCGGAACGACAAGATTGACCGACAGTCCAAGATCGTAAGGCACGTACGAATCTAGACCGCTGGGGACCGAAAGTCCATGTAGTTTGAATGCATAGAAAGCCATTGCATGTTCAACCATTCTCGCAGGAAACATATACAAGTGTTCAGCCGCAAAATTTCGGCACACAGTAAAATTCCTAGATTCATCAGGCATACACAGCAGTTTGCTGTTGATAAATCTATACAAGAAAGGTGATAAGGAAATTTTACAAGGTTGGTAATACCTCTTAAAATAACGAAATGCAGGAATTTTAAGCGTTTCAAAAATTTCGATCCGCACTTCCCATTCTTCCGTTTCCTTAGGTTTGTCTAAAACTACGATCCTCTTATGCACATCCTCAAGATGAATAGAGAAATCTGATGTTAAAAACAAAATGACCTTCTTAACCTTCTTAACCACAGGTGGGTCCACCACTTCACCAGTGATCAGGGAGCTTTGCTCAACCTTCTCTTCTTGAAGTGGAAAAGTTTCTTCTTTGGTCTCATTCTCGATGACACGGTAATTCTTCAGCTTGGCCACATCCTCTGGACGTGGACCATTAACAACCTTGGACTTTACCTCACCGTTATGTGAAAAAACTTTGTTACTAGCCTCTTTAGCTCTACGCTTCCTTTCATCAGCATAAAACTTATTAGTGGCAGCCCTCAATTTTTCGAATTCAACAGCACCTTCCGCTGTTAATTCAGGGTTCTTCTTCCCTTTTTTTGGTCTTACCCTGAGACCTCCCGCTATTTACAGACATATCATCACCATTTGTCCACTCACCACAACAACCGTTGAGTTGAGAACTACAAAAATGATGGTTTACTATCAGTATGATGAAAAATAATAATATCAATTTTAAAAATTCTAGACTTACAAACACGAATAAGTCTATCGCTGTGACCAGAACGACTCTTCCAAAATATATACATGAAGAGCCATTGAAAGCACAGCGGAACCAAGCGAGGAGTCTTGGCCCTTGATGGGATATAATAAAGTTTAGGGTGGGCTTATTAATATTATTGTTATCTCTCGGTTGCGAGTTGACAGCAGAGATCAACCCCCGGGGGGGAACTATTCATTGAGTCGCTAGAATAGTATTATTGCCGGAGCGAGGGGAATACCTCACCCACTTTTATCCGTTGGGAAACGTGGCCTCCTTGTGGGAGCCGTTGGCAGAGTTAAGGGTGTCACCCTTTAAGGCTTTACTCTCGCCACTAAACCAAACCACAAGCATTCTCTCTTTCTAAAGGAGAGTAATACCAGCTTGTGCAAACCACACTCATAGTCATCTTCAAGGCAACCAAAGACAACACCAGAGACTGTGCCGGAAAGACTTATCCGGGTATTTCTACATTCTTAGTGATTTTATATGTTAATCCGAAATTTCTAATAGAGAAATTCTTGACTCAAAGCTGTTTGTATCAATCAAATGCGTGCAGGATGGCACATTGTCTTTTAAGAGTCCCGAAGGTACCCAAGGATCCTAACCCTAAGACATTTGATCAGTCCAAGCAAAACAAACATCCACGTCGTTACTGTGGCATTGTTAGCTGAAGAGCGGCGAATAAATTGTTTGAAAAATTTTCCTAACTAAATTTATTTTAACATTATAATGACACACATTTCATTGCTGAAATATGAGATTGACACCCAACGTGCAAGGTCGAGTGTTGCTGATAACCATCTAGGTCGCAACTGCTAGAATGGTGCTCTCTCATGGGAGAGAACGGTCCTCTTTCGAGAGATTCATAAGAATTCTATCAAACACCGGATATACCTGTTTGAATCAAATTATGAAATTTCTCTTCATGCGTCACCATGCTTATTATACGAGTGAATTGACGATTCACAAGATTATGGAAGAGTTTCACGTGTATGAGACATTTTCCTTCGGACGTCACTCCGCTTATTGTACGTTCAGTTTGACAGACTAAACGGATCTGCAGCCTAGGCTACAAAGGATGGGTACTTACGTCACCCATCTTCAAATTGGACTGCCATCATCGATGGATTCACAGTCCTAAACTAGAAGTTCCCTATGTCTGGGTCTTCTCCCTCTCAATCGATACCTGCCATACTCAGCACCAATGTCACCGATCATACGACCAGCATCACGCATGCCTATGCCAGATTGAGATGCTACTGATTCTGCCAAACCACTCGCAAAAGCTTTAGCCTGAGTTACATAACTAGGGCTTTCAGCGCGAATTTGGTTAACTCGCCCTGCGGCGTTCTGGACAACGCTGAACCCTTGGGCGTCAGCATGTGATTCAGTCAACATGGATTGAGAAATACTTCCAACATACTCAACATGAGTAACTACCTCGAATTCAAACTGGTTGCCTGCTGTACCGTCAAAAAGAACGGCCAGTGGTGCACCACCAATAACGGATGCGAAAGTAGTGGAAGTACTGGAGAAAAACTGCATCTGTGACAAGGGATAACACGACAGAAGCTCTTCACAAGCATCCGCAGTAACACCCAAGTTAGAGATAGCATTAAGAGAATATTGATTTTGTGGGTAATCTACTTCCGTGGAGGATTGACTACTAATCACTAAATCCTGCCATGACCTAGTCACTGGCAGACAAATACACTCTTTGTAAGCTCCCAAAGTCTGAAAAGTGGCCCCGATCAAATTATCATGATCAGGTTCCACCAGGGCATAAACTCTACCACCCTTACTCAACTCTGTACCAATATATCGAAATCGAACACCGTAGGATACAATTCGTCCCTGAATACGTGATGGGACGAATGAAGTACCATTGATGAATTCATTCTTTCGATATGGTAGAGCACTCAAAGTAATATAATCTGATCCCGTAACCAATGGTACAACGGGAGTGGCAGATGTTATAGTACTAGCAGCAGTTGAAAAAATCGCAGTAGTGCAATCGTTAGCAACCGTAGGCATAAATAAAGCATAACCAAAAGGTCCACTTGTAACAGTACCGACAGCAGCCACAAAGCGAGCTATGGCTCTAACTTTCATGGATGGACGGACTATGCCACTGGAAGTCGGTATACAAACACCAACTGGAGTGGAAAATGGATTGGATATGGCTTTAGCATAATGCGCTGAGCACTCAGACAAAGCAAACTTAGGCATAGGTCTAGTTTTAGAGGAATTTTTATTAGACGCTTTCTTCTTGTTGCGTCGGTTTCCCTTATTAGGCTGGGATTTGCCTCCTTTCTTGTTAGCTATCGTATGTACGATTAACTCCCGAAC